GGTATTCGCTCTCAACGCCAACGTCTAGGAGCTTAACGCAACCAGTCGAGGCAGGATGGAACACAATCGCTTGCGTGTTCGCATAGTTGAGTCGGCGTGAACCACCAGAGGCTTGCTCTGGAATTGAGGTATCACTCGACAAGTCCGTAGAAGGAATGTTGTTGCTCTTCACGATGGTTGCACCACCGATCATAGCGACCTTTCCTTGCTCGAACACGCCAGTTACGCCAGTATAAGGAGCCTTGAAGTCACCCTTTGTGAGAGCATCAACGAGGAGCCAGTACTGAGCAGGACGAACAGCGATGATTCGGCTATCCGAAGGAACATCACGCTCGTCCAGTTTACGCAATCCAGCAAGCACCGCACCCGCAAGAACAGCACCATCTGTTCCAGAGTTAGTGACAGCTTGTGAATGGTTACCAGCAGTCCAAGTATCAGAGGTTCCCGAATCTCCGTCTGGGCCGTTGGTTCCGAAGCTGTTAGCCTGTCTCGCAGCGGAAATGATCGTTTGTGCAACAGCCCGATCAAAGGCTTTTGCCAACGCACGACCAATTTCAGTCGAGTAGATGGAACGCACATCAAAGTGGTTCATCGCTTCGTCAAGGTTTGCCAGCAACACAGAGGAGGTCAGCAATCCTTCGATTGTGATTACCTTCTCTACATGCGACATATTGTTGAGGTAGTTCGTACCTTCGATGACTGAGTCACCGGGGGTATGATATTTGGTCACAGCCGTTCCGACCACGGGGAACTGAGCAGATTTGCCGTTCTCAATGGTGCGGGTCGTTGTGAGGTCTTTAAATAAAGCTTCAGTCTCAAAAGTCGTCAGCACTTCGCCAGCGAACTTCTTAAGAAAAAGCTCCGTTTTATCGCTTCCTGCGGGTAGATTAGAACCCGGACGAGCGAGAGTATTAGTAGCTAGAGCCATATTAGTAGCCCTTTCTTTTGTTGTGTCGAAGCCCGATTAAATCACACGATTCAAAACGAACTCCAACAATTCTTGGTTGTTCGCTCTGGTATATCAATCTGTTGCACCAGCGATTGTCCTCCGCAGAGGGTCGGGGCTTCGGAAAGCTTTTCCAAAACTTGAGTGTTTATTTACTAGATTGAGGAGCTTTGTCAAGCCCTTCTTTAGCGTCAGCCCCTACAGAACCAGCATACCAGCCTTCGGGAATCTTTATCTTGTTCTGGCTTAATGCCCAATGCTCACCATCCCAAACATAAACTTGTCCAGTTACATTAGGCCCAATACGGACAAACCCGCCAGACTCATCTACGAATACTACCTTTTTTGAGTCGGTTAAACTCGCACACCCTGTCGTTAAAAGCCCTACGAATATAAAGAGGCGGGGGAGAGCCATCAGAAGCTTTAACTTCACGGACAGCCCTCCCCGCCAACGAAGATACCCAAGCTTGCACTAGATAGGCAAGAGCTTGAAATATCGCCAACCACACTATTGTTACTCTTTGTTCTTGAGGGACAACCTTGCCCCAGTATAGCCAAGTGCAACAAGGGCAGTAGTGGCTACCCCTAGAATCTGTTGCCAAGCTCCTTCTGCGGGAATGAGACCGCTGGCTGATACAGCACCAATAATCATGGCGACTACGGACAACCAGAACTCTGTAGTTTTGTAACCTGCTTTATTTTGCATATATATCTCCTTTAGTTGAATACATTAGACCTGCCAAGCTTTTCTTCAACATCCTTTCGGTATGCCTTGTCAGATTTATACTTGGGGTTCTTCATGGCTTCAACAACTTCTGCTGTGCTTCTGTATACATCACTAGGGCCGGAAATCCTAGTATCTCCAGTAAGGAGCCTTGGTTCCCGACCACCGACACCGCTTTTAAAGCGAGCATACATACCTTTAACAGCAAAAGAGGCTTGCTCTTTATTACCGCTAGATACGGCTTGATTATAGATATTCAAGTCATCTTCAGACAGATTTTCACCTGCCCACTCACTCATGGCTTTAAATTCAGATTCGCCACCAACGTCAGCGATGATAGCATTAGACTCAGCTTGTTGGGTAGCTTCAAAGCCCTTCATATACTGATCGACATACTCTTTAGGAATACCTTTTGTAGCCAATTCAGTATAAGTCTCATCAGAGAGTTTCCCGTTGGAGAAGTACTCTTCGCTGTACTTTTGGAAGCCAGCTACAGGCTGTTGGGTTCCGTCTTGAGGCTGGTCTGTCTTGGTTGCATCTTGTTTAGGCTGGCTAAATCGTTTCTCTAATTCAGAGTAGGATTTAGCCATTTCTTCTGGAGATTTAAACTTCTCTGGAAGCCAAGTAGGACGAGCCTCTTGAGTAGTTGTTTGGTTATCCTGCTGGATAAGACCGCCACCTCTGGGGTCAGCAATAGGCTGATTAGGTGCGTCAGCAGGTACTTGAGTTACGGGTGTGCTAACTGCTTGCATTGTGTGTTTTTCTCCTTTGTTGTGTTGTTTACTGACTAGGTTGAGGCTGTTGCTGATACTGGCTAAAGGCTTGGGCTAGTCCAGCTTTAAATTCTGGGCTGTCGTTAGCAATCTGACCCGCTGTTGCAATAGCTTGAGGGCCAAGAGCTTCCGTCATACGAGCCATCATTTCATTCTGGTTAGCTCCTTGAGCTTCTTGGGCTACTGCTTGTTGATCTTTAATCAATCCTTCAGTATCAATACCAAGGCTTGTAGCCCTTCTGGTAAGGTAGTTGTCCATGTTAATAAACTGAGCAAGCCCTTGTGGGCCTAGAATCGAAGCGATGCCCTGCACAAACAAGTCTAGCTTATTCAAGTCACTAGCCCTACCAAGAGCATCCACACCAGTAGTAATAACTGGCCTAATAATCTTATTGTCAATTTTAGGGAGCCTGTTCTGTCGTTGCATCCTATCCATAATCCGTGAAACTAGGGGTAGCTGAAACTCTTGAGAAAGGACGCTGTAAGCACCGCCCAAAGCAGTTTCAATCTCATTAGAGAGGTAACGAATTTCTTCAGCAGTTACTCGCTCTGCATTACGGACAGCAGAAGCATTAAGTAGAAAGGCGTATCCTAGACGCAGGGTAATAGCTTCCATAACATTTTGAGCAATACGAAGGTCTGCTTGTTTTTCTACCTGCAAGCAAGATACGTCATTTCTGTCGCCCGTGATGATTGCTCCATTACGAGCCTCTGCCAGCATTTTTTTATTGGTTACTCCGTTAGGACGCACCAAGAACACTACTTTAGCTGAAGCGGAGGAAGCCTCCACAACTGCTTGGGTAAGGGCTTCGAGCGACCTTAAATCTCCTAAGTACTCCTCTACAAAGCCTCGGCCATAATCTTCACCATCGACCCGTATAAACCTCAAAGTAATCCAAGGTAACTTATCTAATTCATATTCTCCTTCAGAACCGGGAATAATATTATCTTTGATTGTTTGGTAAACATACCATTTATTGTCTTTCCTGTGAATACAGGTAAACAACTCGATGTTAGGCTCGTTGGATTCACTCTTAGCAACAAGCTTTTTGGCTTCTTCTGGGAGAGCCGTAACAGACAGCTTCTCACGGGTAACTATGTCCAATACATTACCGAATGAATCACGCTTAACTACATAGTTCTCTAGTCGGAATACACGCAACCCACCAGAAGCAGGAAGATACAGCAAACAATTACCTCCAACTAGAAGATGCCTTAAGGCTTCAAAAGTAGCCACACGGACAGCAGAAGTCTCAATGTCAGTCATAATGGCTTTCTCAACGCCAGCCAAAGCTTTCTCCATCTCTGCTTTAAGAGTCTGGTCGCCTTGAAGCTTTTTAAACTTAAATTCATCAATAGAGAACTTAAAGAATGGTTGATTAGGGGGCAAAAGGGCTAGAAGTAGCTTACTAGCCAAGTTATTCACGCCTCTAGCTCCAATGCCTTGAAAGGGGGTGCTATACTCTGTGGACGAGCCGTGACCAGAAGGAGGAATCAAAGTAGGAATAGTTAATTCAGAACAATCCCTAGCACGATCTAGGTAAGTGCTACGAGCTAGTTCCAATTCAGAATATAAAGATTTTCCTGTTTTCATAAAAAATTAGAATGTTGCATTGAAATTAATAGAGCCGGATTGTGTACCAACATTTGTAAGAGCAAAATTATTTGAATCGCCCGTTTGCCGATTCCAACCCGAACGTCTAATCTCACTATAACTAGTTGCTAATCCAAAACTTTGAACTAAAATGACTTTGGTATCAACCGACCCCGAATCATTTAGGGCGACTAAATAAAGTTGCCAACTAGTGTTATTAAAACCAAAACGAAGAATAATATCTCCAGTATTTACCCAGTCATTACCAACTGGAGAATACTCATAATATATGCTTCTAAGTCCCATAAAATCAAGACCAGTAGCTCCGTTTCCGCTATCAGTTCGGG